TAATGCTCTACCAGCTTTAGATCATGCCGTCAGCGGTGTTAGATCTAGCATAGACTTCTGCCGTTAGCTATCTAATCTAATGATTGATCTTGCACTCATTGAAGTTAGATCTAGATCTAGCTTTATAGAGGCGTAAGAGGCACTCTAGATCTAGACTAAAAATAACTAGACACTCAAGCAAGATCATCTTAGATAGCTTCTAAAGATCCTTGTCAAGAATGATCAAGGTGTCTAACTCTTCTAGACACTTACTTAGATCAGGATAGTAAAAGTATTTAGGCTAGCAACTATCAGCACTACAACCCTAGACTAGCAAGCACTCATGATTAGATCTCATAGCACTTCACAACAACTTTAGATCTATCTTTACTTAGACTAAGTATTCAAGAAGGAAAGATAAATTTTTTAGATCCTTGCTTTTTATTTTTATCTTTTAGTAATCTTTTATAAAAATCCTTATGTTATGTCAAGTTATAAAAAGCTCTTATTTTAGGAAACAATTTCACAAAAAGGCAAAATGTAACCGCTACCCTCTCACCCGTCAAAAGCAGTACACGCTAAGGTACTAAATCTTCCGCTACGGACACCCCCTCTTTTTAAAAACCTCGGTTTTTAGACGCCCCTATTCCTAAAAAAATCCGGAAAAAATTTTTAAAAAATTTCGTTCAACCTTTCCATATCGCCCTGTACAAAGCTTGCTAAACTGTACCTTATGCCCCGTAGAACAGCAAGAAGCCAGCCCCTCCCACCCACCGAGGTTGAGTATCTAAACTCTCTTTCAATAGACGCCCTTATTCCAAGAGTCGACGCGCTCTATAACGCAGGCTGGGCACTACAAGCAATAGGCGAGTGTCTATCTCCGAAGCGTCCAAGATCAACAGTTCGCAGTTGGGTGCTCAAGGCTAAGGATCTACCTCACCTTGAGACAGTAGACGCCCCTATTCCGTCTCCAAAACATAAAACAGCAGCCGAAGGGTATCAAAAACGCCGTCCTACGTCCCCAGGGATACCTGAGGATACATTTGATGAGATTAGGTCCCTAGCGCCTCTAGCACGCTCTTACAGGGCCAAAATGGCTCAAACTAGCTCTGCAGCGGTCGCAAACCGCAGATTGACCGATATTTGCACTAAATTATACAAAAATGGCGTAGGAATAAGGGAAATAGCCGAGGCAGCAGGGGTGACATACCGCGCCATGTATAAGAGAATTAAACTTTAATTTCGATTTGACATCTTAAATCTGACACGATAGGATCTCTCCCGTGGTAAAATATTAACCGGAGAGCGCATTCTTTCACTAAAAGAAAGGATGTGCTTTTTGGCATCTCTGGCACCTCTGTGCTAGAGTGCAACCTATAACTGAATATAGAAAGAAAACCAAATAGAACACTAAACGACCGAGTACTAAAGTATTCACTTCTGAAAGGTAGGTCGCTAAATGCATAAGAGGTTCATTTCAATAAGTGTAATTGCACTGTTAATGACAAGTTCCACCGCAGCGTTCGGACAAATATTAGTAGAGTCTGTTACGTCTCCATCTGAAAACTCAGTAACACAAGTAACAAAACCAGTTCCAGTAATTGATTCACCTGTTCGACAGGAGTCTGTAGTTTCTGGACCCGTAAAAACACAGGCCCTCTCAGGGGGGCCAGTCCTTAGCTCAGATGCCCCTCTGCTTGGCTCCATAGACTGGATGGCTCAGGAAAAAATAGAAAAAGATAAAATAAAGTCAGACGCTGAGCGCAAGCAAGCTGAGCTCGAGGCAGAAATTACCCGTCTAGAGAAAGTTGCTTCCGACACCAAAACACTAAACGAAACACTGGTTCTAGTCAAGAAAGAAATTGGCCGGAGCTGGTGGGTGTTTAGCGGTTCCAGCCCAGGAGCTTGGGACTGTTCAGGTCTTATCCGTTGGACATACGCACATCTTGGTGTAGACCTAATCCACCGTGCAACCATACAAAGAGGTTCCGGCGAGATTGTCACCGAACCCAAAATTGGAGACCTAGTTTCCTTCAATTACAAAGGTTCTAAGTATGCTAGTCACATTGGTATCTATGTCGGACCTAACCAGATGATTCACGCTGGAGGGAAGCCAGGCGACAGGACCGAGCTACACTCCATCAGCGGGTGGTCAAAAGATAACAGAGACAGCGAAATCGTCTACACTCGCATCATAGAGACAAACAATTAAATTAACTGAGAAGCCCCTCCTTCGGGAGGGGTTTTTCTTCTCCTACAACTTGACAAAGAACTTTTAGTAGTATATTGTCGAAGTATGAACCATCCGCAAAGAGAAAGAGACTAAATGGAAAACATCTACAAAAGCATCGTTGTTGCCACCCTATTCGGCAACATTATAGCGTTCCCGGTAATTGCCTACACGTTCCCATGGGATACCTATTTGATTGACCCGAGCACTTACTACATTGTTCAGTCAGCATCTCTAGGATTTCTAATTGCTGCCTGCATCTTTATCTACGAGTGGACCAAGTATGGCCAGAAGCCAAAGTTTTTTAAAATAAACTTAAAGCCAACTGCCCGTAAACCGAAAACAAAGTAAATAGTTGCGTATCTCAACAACTGTGATAGTATAAACCCATGATCTTAGAAACCACTTTTGCATGGCTAGTACTACTAGCAGTTATTGCAACTCTTTACTACCCGCTGGCTAAAAGACTCTACAGAAGATGGAAACAAGTCCGTTTAAGAAAACGAACTCTCGGTCCACTCTTAGGTGTTGTCTTTCCGACCTCAGATAAGAAAGACGAATAGATGCGTTTACTCCTTCTACTCAGAGAATTAAACTGGATGGCAGTTCTAGCGCTTATTACATCAATAGCGGCGTTGATTATCACCTACCAAACTAACCCGACATTACTAGGACCAGTTTTAGCACTATCCGCGATTGCGTTTGCTAAGCTGTCAGATAAGGATTAACTCGTTGAGCGTGCTAGCTATACTAACCATTATTGGAGTGTCACTACTTATATTTGGTCTCTCGCTCTGGCTCCTCCTTGCGATAGTGATTTTTGTTGGGGCGGTCACTATGGCTGACATGCACGATGACTACCCGCCAAAAGATTTTATAGATGAAAGGATCAAATGAGCACCGGACCAAGAAAAGTTTTGACCGTATTTGGAGCAGACGAACTAAGAGACGCCCTTCCAAGTAGTGGCGTTTTTGACATGCTCGACTGCGAGGTGGAGCTACTATGTCCACCAACCGCTCCAACTTCGGAAATAGAGAAGATGGTAAAGATTATCGAATCGATGATCAATGTCACCGATGTCCGGGTTACCGGCGCCCCCCGTTTTGAAGATGAACAAAGCTACAAAGTAACTATCTACAACGTACCGCTAGAAGTTGCAAAAGGCAGAAGAAGAGGATAAGGTAGTGACCATAATGACAGATAACAAATACGTAAAGAAAAATCAGGAAGTCCCGGCTTACATAGTAGAGTTCTTTAAGACTGAAATTGATATTGAAACTAGGGATCAATTAATTAGAGATCTCTGCAACAACCACTGGACATACGAAGCTATTGCTTCTTCTTGTAAAATTACTAGGGAGCGAGTCCGTCAGATATACATCTCGGATCCAACAAGAGACAACGTAGCCCTACCTTTTAAAGTTCCAGAGCCTCCAGTAAAACCAGAGCGCCCAAAGCCCGTATACATTGAGCCAGCTCAAGAGACCCTAAAACGTCTACTAGAGCTTCAGCCTTACGCTCAGCTAGTCCGATCAAACGGAAAAGCTTACCGCAAAGAGGCAGAAGAGTACACCAAGCTTTTAAATTACGCACACACCGTCGAGAAAGTAACTCTTTACCGTCTAGCAAAGCGCCTCGGTGTGACGCATGGTGCCCTGCGATTCCGTTTAGTTCGCTACGGCTATAAAGAAGCAGTTTCAGCTACGTCTAAAGTTTACAGACCGATTATTAAAGAGAACCGCCTCGGATGATGCTAAGGAGCACTTTATTGAATCGTTTATTTCAGCTTGGACGAAAGTTATGACGTCTGATCTGTTTTAGCAGTTTGAAAGATTACCCCTGTATAAGCAGGGGTTTTCTTTTACCTGTAGAATAGGAGCCTTATGGGTAAAAGTATTATGGAGCAGCTTGCTCTTCTCTCTCCAGAGGAAAGAGCGGAAGCTATGCTTGACGTTGATCCAGACTCTCTAATTTGGGACTGGACCGTCTGGGCGCGTCCAGAGCAAATAGCTCCTCCAGGAATTGATTGGAACATCTGGCTTGTTATGGCAGGTCGTGGTTTTGGTAAGACTCGTCTTGCAGCCGAATGGGTACGCGATATGGCCAAATACACAAATACCGGTAAGCGTCGCTTTGCGCTTGTTGCCCGAACTGCGGCCGACGTTCGTGACGTTATCGTTGAAGGCGAGTCTGGAATCATCAACGTCTCTCCACCTTCGGAGAAGCCACTCTACGAGCCGTCCAAGCGTCGACTAACTTGGCCCAACGGAAATACTGCCACACTCTTTACAGCGGATGAGCCTGATGGTTTGCGTGGTCCTCAGTTCACTCACGCATGGGGTGACGAGATTGCAGCTTGGCGTCAGACTCCAGATGCCGCAGGTATGACCGCTTTTGATAACCTCAGAGTTGGAACCCGTCTTGGCTCAAACCCTCAGATGGTTGTAACTACCACTCCAAAGCGCGTCCCACTTTTATACAAACTCATTGAAGAATCCAGAACCGATAAAGGTAACGTAATAATCACTAAGGGTTCCACTATGGACAACGCAGGCAACCTTTCTGGCGCGTACCTAGACACCATTACTGGCGTCTACGAAGGCACAAACCTGGCTCGCCAAGAGCTTTACGGAGAAATGCTCGAGGACCAAGAGGGGACGCTTTGGAACGAGGAGATGGTTGAGGTAGCCAGACATGCAATGTATCCATTCTCTACCCCTTTAAGAGTTATTGGTGTTGACCCTTCTGTTGCAGAAAACCCTCGAGACGAGTGTGGAATTGTTGTAGTTGCTTCTACCGCTGATTATGACCTATACAAGCGTAACGCTTGGGTTCTTGAAGATGCGTCCGTTCACGGTTCCCCAGACACTTGGGCCCGTAAAGTTGTAGAAATGGCACGTAAATGGGGTTGCCCAGTTGTTGCAGAAGTAAATCAGGGGGGAGCGCTTGTAAAAAACGCAATCCTCTCTATAGACCCGAGCATTAAAGTCTTAGAAGTACACTCCAAGCACGGAAAACAGCTTCGCGCAGAGCCAATCGTTCTTGCTTACGAGCAGGGCCGCGTTCATCACGTTGGATACCTACAAGATTTAGAATCTCAGATGTACTCTTGGATCCCAGGAGAGGGGAAATCCCCCGACCGCATCGATGCACTTGTTCACGCACTCACTGCTCTGCTAATTAAGCCACCGCCTGGCTTTAGCGGAGGCAAAATACGCGCCAAGTCACTCTCAGACAGAAGGCTTCCAAAGAGTGCGATATCTGATCGAGCAAAAATATTTAGAGTTCGCTAGTGAAAGTTCTTGCTGACGTATTTCCAGCTCATCTAGCGGTGGTTGCATCAGGTGTTTTTGATGACGTCTACGATCTAAAGTCAAATCCACCCACTAAAGATTCCTTTTACAGGTCTACAACGAGAGTTGTAGTAACTGATGAGGCTATATTTGTAGCTCAGGATGGCCCAAACGGTGCTCAGATTATCTTTCAAGAGAAGTTTGAGACATTTCTAAAACCAGCCGATTCCAAGAGCGACTATAGATTGATAACAAAATCTGGAAAAATGCTAGCCTTTCAAAAGGACACTAATTGCGGCTGCGGATCCCGTCTCCGAGGTTGGAATGCTTACAAAACAATATCTTCTATAAAGGACTCGATATGACAATAGATCTTCTTACTTATCTAATTTTAATTCTGGCTGCCTACCGGACAACTAGGCTAATAACTACTGACGTAGTTCTGGATGGCTTTCGCAACTGGGTTTGGGCTAGACAAGATCCGGGAACTAAGATAGGCTATCTAATAAGCTGCAATTGGTGCACTGGTTTTTGGGTATCCTTAGTTTTTATTTTAGGACATCTTTTAGTGCCTAATGTCACGTTTGTGGTATCATTAGTGTTATCGACATCTGCCCTAGTAGGTATAATTTCTTCAAAGGCTGAATAATAGGGAGAACCCTTGGGAATCTTTAATAAAAGCAATAAAAATATTAGCAAAGCCCCTACTACTGGTAGGTTTAGGGCTTTTGTCCCACGTACCGCTACCCCTATCGCACCCGGGATATCTGTAGACTCTTTCGGCCTTGTCTATGCTGAGGCTGCCCCATACAATGCACCTAGAGGATTAACCGCCGCCGCTACTCAGATAAAAATTGGCGATAAGACCGAAGCCGAGCAGTTTAAATTTCGTAGACAGTCAGCTTCTTCATCGTGGCAGACCGAGGCTTGGGAATACTACGACGCAATCGGTGAAGTTAAATATGCGTTCAACTTAGTTGCGTCTGTTGTTTCTCGTATTCGTCTCTATGCTGCTTCTGTAGATAATCCATCGGAAGCCCCTGTACCAGTAAATCTTTCTTCTATGATCGACCCGCAACTTGCCAGAGCCGCGGAGCGTGCTCTGTCTAGGTTGGATTCTGCATATGGAGGCCAGTCTGGACTTTTGAAAGACACCGCCCTAAACTTGCAAGTTACCGGCGAGTGTTATCTAGTTCAGGTTCCGGAAAGACTTGGAACAGGGCTACCTGAGAGCTGGGACATAAGATCTGTAGACGAGCTGCAAATAGACTCTAGGGGGAACTACATAATTAACCCAATCCGTGAGGTTGCTGGGGGATCATCAAGTCAGGGATCAAAGAGTGCGATAAAGCTTCCTAGAGAAGCGTTCATTGGACGTATCTGGAAGTCTCACCCTCGCTACTCCTTAGAGTCCGATTCATCTCTCCGCGGTCTACTAGATCTTTGCGCAGAGCTACTACTTCTTAACCGTACCTTCCGTGCAACTGCACGTTCACGCTTGAACGCTGGTGCTCTTTACTTACCAGACGGTTTATCCGTAGCTTCGTCTCCGGACCCAGACTACCCATACGATGAAGAAGGCGAATACAATCAGCAGTACAACGCTGAAGAAGCTGCCGACGACTTCGAGGATCAACTCATCGATGCTATGACTACTCCTATCAAGGATGAAGATTCAGCAAGCGCGGTAGTTCCACTTATTATTCGTGGTCCTGCGGAGCTTGGCGACAAGATCAAGCAGTTTAAGTTTGAGCGCTCGTTCGATGCCTCACTTGTTCAGCGTGCAGACCGAGTCCTAGAGCGTATTATGCAGGGACTAGATGTTCCAAAAGACGTCGTCACAGGACTAGCAAACGTTAAGTACTCAAACGCACTTCAGATTGATGAAGCGCTATACAAGGCACACATCGAGCCGCTAATGCTACTTATTGTGGACGCCCTTACTGTTGTCTACTTACGTCCTTACCTAATCGCAAACGGATATGACGAAGAGTCTGTGTCTAGAATTCAGATCTGGTATGACCCAAGTCAAGTAGCAACAAGAAACGACAGGGCAACTGACGCAGATAGCGGCTTCGACAAACTGGCAGTGTCTTACGACACTTGGAGAAGAGCTCACGGTTTCTCCGATGCAGATGCCCCTAGTCCAGCCGAACTTGCACTCCGTCTTGTGATTAATAAGGGAATGATTACCCCAGAACTTACTCAAAGTATGTTGGAGGCAGTTGCCCCAGAACTTAGAGAGCTAATTAACAAGGCAAGTCAGGCTACCTCAGTTGCGCCAATGCCTCCTGGCATAGATCAGCTTCTATCAGGGCAACCTGTAGAGCCTGAACCTGAACCCGCTCCTCCTGCTGAAGCTGCGCCTCTTGCAGAACCAGTAATGCCGGAAGGCGGACAACCTCAGTGATGAACCAAACGCCTAGTGTTGACCTAGCAAAAAAACTTGCCCACTTGCTGTCTGATGTCGTGTCTCTATCTTTTATTGCTCAGGGGCATCACTGGAATATTAAAGGTCCAAACTTTTACCAGTTTCACGAATTCTTTGCAGAGATATATGAAGACACGTCTTCCGCTATAGACCCGCTAGCCGAGAATATAAGAAAGCTAGGATTCAACGCGCCCTACCTATTGACAGATTTTTCTGAGATGACTTGTATCAATCAGGAGAGAGTGGACGGCGATGCAGATGAATCACTTAACTCGTTAGTTAGTGCAAATACGACTGTAACTAGTTGCTATGCTAAAGCTTTTGATATGGCAGAAAACTGTAACCAGCCTGGCATTGCAGATTTTCTTGCTGGTAGACATAACATGCACCAGAAGTGGCAGTGGCAATTAGAATCAACTTTAGGGATTAGATAATATGTCTTCATATTTAGATACCGTTTTTAGTGGCGGAGCTGGAGCACCAGCAGAGCTTCTTGATTTAAAGAAAGTTAAGAAAGAAACTGGAGCTGTGACTTTAGAGATTGACACTGTAACCGCTGATGTTGGAGGTTATGGCGGAGAGTGCCCACCTGCAACTCAAGACATCCAGCTAAACCTCACCAACCGACAGAATGCTATCGACAACGTTGGCTACGGACCACTTAACCCAGCAGAACCGAACGAAGAGTTCTGGCAAGATAAAGCTGAGCGTTGGAAGACTAACATTGCAGAAGCCAAATCCGCTCGTTGCGGAACCTGCGTTTTCTTTGTTCGTACTCCAAAAATGCTTGACTGTATCGAAGAAGGCATCGGTCTAGGAAATCAAGAAGCCGAAGGCTCAATTAAAGCTGGAGAACTTGGCTACTGTAGCGCTCTCGACTTTAAGTGCGCTTCAGAGCGTACATGTAATGCTTGGGCATCAGGCGGACCAATTACAGAAGAAACAGTAACTGCTGCATCACAAGGACCATGCTGGGATGGGTACGTTCAAGTTGGTATGAAGACTAAGGGTGGTAAAGAAGTACCTAACTGCGTGCCAGCTAGCGAAGCCTCTCTTTACGCCACCGCGGGCTCAAAGCCAGCACCTAAGAAAGACCAAGTAAAGGGCTCAGATAAGAACAAGAAAGGCTCAGCAGATACCGGTAAGGGCGTGACTTTTACAGAAGCAATTATGACGTCTCTTAAAGATAAAATGGAGACTACTAATGAAAAAGCAAAAAATGGCAGAACAACCACAATGGCTACCCTAAAAGCCGTATATCGTAGGGGTGCTGGTGCCTTTTCTACATCACATCGTCCAGATCAAAACCGAAACTCATGGGCTATGGCTAGAGTGAATGCGTACTTACATCTATTAAAGACAGGGACCCCAAAAAACCCTAAATATACTACAGATAACGACCTGCTACCAAAGGGTCACCCAAAATCAACAAAGAAATAAAATACCTTAAAGTAAGGTAAAATTCTAGTAATATACTTTTAGCAAATACTCCTTTGCTCAGGAAGGAACAAAAGTGAGCCAATCGTTCGACTCCCTACTCTCTAAAATCGAGAATTACTACTCTGATGCGGACTACACTGTCCAGGATGCAGAGCACTTATCTCGCATTGCTATATCAGAGTATGCCAACACTCAGAACTCTCTAGTTGCCTCAGCACGTCAGCTCTCAACTACGTCTGTACAGAAAATTATTGATCTTACAATCGACAAGCACATCACATCCGACCCGAGTGAGTGGATGCTTTTTGCTGCTAATGCTGTAGACAATGTGATCAACTACTCTCACCGTGGTGTACTTGCATCCGGACTTTCTGACTTTACCGACTTACTCCCACTAGGCCACCCGTCTCGTACAAACCGCGAAGCTATTACTGCATCTGCTTTAAACCATGCAACCGCGCTTTGGGCTGCAGGAGATCCTCGCATTGCATCAGATCAGGCTAGACACGACACATACAAAGCGTATGCAAGCAAGCCTGGTTCAGTTGAAGCAGACTATGCCTCTTTTAAACTTGCAGCTTTAGTTGCAGCCGGCTATGTTCCAGATGACATTAGTCTTCCGATAACAGCTGCTTTCAAAATGAGCTTTGCAGAGCGTTCTGCTAGGGCAAAAGCTTTAGCCGCGGTGCGCCGCCGTGACCGTAAGCAGCGTTTCGCCGATGAGTTTGGACGCCTAAAGGGTTTCTTTAGCAGAGGCGATGGGTCTATCTTTACCGGAGACGGAAGAATTGTTGGAGCGCAAGCCGGCACAAATAACTTTGAAGTAGAGTTCACAGGCAATGAAGAAATTCCAGATGGTATCTACCCTATAGATGCTTCTAAGACCGAATCTGTAAAGGCCAGACTATCTAAGCGTGCGCTAAAAGGCATAAAAGGTGTAGACAGCATTGCTGTACCAACGAAGGGCGAGCGCGATGCTGCAATCCCCCTAGATCAGTTTCTAGCTACTAAAAAAGATGCTCCAGAAGGCTGGACTAAAGATGAAGATGGGTCTTTTACTTCTAAGTCTGGACAGACTCTACGTCAGGTAGATGCTCGCCCTGAAGGTGACTACATGTTCGAGGGTATCGGAGAGGGTGGTGCAGAGGACTCAACAAAGCCGTTCTTTGAACTAAAAGACCGAAACGGTAAAACAATTGGTGCTGCACAAGATTGGGCTGGCGCAAATAAAATTGCAATGACCTATGACGCTCTCGAGGAAGACAGCGACCCAACTCCAGAAGAGGCAGACCAGGACGCCAAAAAGCTCTCTGACAGAAAAATACCTAATATAGAGCGTACAGCAGATGGTTATGAGGGCGAGACAGAGAAGGCCTCAGTTAGAGTATCCAAAGAGGGAGATAAGTTTAAAGTAGAAAAAGGCGGCTTCGAGGATATTGATGTTATTTCCGGACAGTACGAATATTTCGAAAAAACACTTTTTGATACAGAAGAAGAAGCACTAGAGGACGCTGACAAGTGGCTTCGCCTATCTGAGTCGCCAAACTTTTTTGAATTCATGTACAACGACTGGTTTGAAAGTCAGGCCGACGGTCTTGACCAGGACGCCAAAGATCCTAACTGGGCAGACGAAGCAATTGATTTTGATGACCTAGATAACCAAGATAACTGGAAAGACCTAGGCGGAGGCTCCAGAGAGTACATCTCTCCAGATGGAAAACTAAAGCTAACCTTTGAGCCAGATGGCGACTCAGGCGGTGAAGGCGGCTTCGTAGACGCCTCCGGAATCGCTATCGAGTATGATGGTCAGTTTGTTGGCAGCTTTAGGGCAACCGAACGCGACCTCACATCTCCAGGAGAAGTTGCAGATGCTCTTAGTCGTAAGCTACCTGAGACCAATTTTAACCCTAATGATCTAGTAAAAGCTGATGACAGCGGAGAATACGAGTTTATCCCAGCAAGTGATGTTGGTTCTGTTTCCATTGTAAAAAAGTACAACCCTGCAACAAAGAAGCTATCTTGGGTGGTCACCAAAGACGTAGGTGACCTCATTGATGAAAATCTTGAGCACTCTTTCTTTGAGCAAAAATCCTTTGACTCTCTAGGTGACGCAAGAGCATATGCTGAAGAGTTTGCTCAGATTTTAAATGACCCGGACAAAGTTTTTGCTTTCTTAGATCAGGATTTTAGAGATAACCCACCAGGATACGATGGCTTAGATCAGGCTGCAAAATCTGTCTCCGACAGAGATAGACAGCTCGCTGACGGATATGGAATCTCTCCTCGTGTAGAGCTAGTTTACAACTCTGAGACTAAGCAGTTTGATCGTGTGGTAAACCCAGACGAGTTTGAGGCAGACGGTGACCTCTACGACTTCGGTTCGGCAGTAGTTAACTTGTCTGAATACTCCCCTGGCAAATGGGCAGCAACTATTTTTTACGGAGATAGAGACGGTAGCGGACAAGATACCGTCGAGCTTGAGCAGTTTTTTGACAGCTCAGAAGAGGCTTTTAAGTGGGTTGCTAATGGGTTTGGACAACAGTTTGACAGCTCTCAGGTAGCGGAAGGCATCATAGAGCGTAATAGCTCAGTTGAAATGCTAGAGTTCATTAACAGTCCTGAATACAAAGATATTGATAAAAACTACCGTCTCTATCGCCGTAAGCCGGACAGAACAGACCTAGAAGGCTTAGATCAGGCTGCAAAATCTGTCTCCGACAGAGATAGACAGCTCGTCTGAGAAGCACTAATCGCTAAACTTCGCCTGTCACCAGTAAAAATAATGCCCGCACAATTGATGAGAAGAGACCTAGAAGGCCTCGACCAAAACGCTCCAGAGCCCCTCTCAGCGGGCTGGAAAACCATGGACGAGGACGAAAAGGCAGACATAATAGAGTCGGTCTCCGATTACATCGGCGAGTGGGCAGAGTCTAATCCTGCAGAGTTTTACACCAACTGGGCTAGATTCGCTTTAGATTCTTACTACAATCCTGACGGCGTAAGAGCATTTGAGAAGCCATATATCTATGCTGAAAACTACATGGACTATTTGGCCGACAATGACCCAGAAATGATAGATGTTATTTCTGAAAAACTGGCCTCACCCGGCCTCGACCAAAACGCTCCAACCAAGCCTCTTTCAGATAAGCAGTTAGAGCCTGCATCAGATGCTCAGTATAACTTCTTACAGAGTTTGGTTGAATCAAAAATGGATGTCGATGCTGACACAATTAAAGCCGTTGAAGAAGCAGCTGGAAATAAGAACCTAAGCAAGGCTCAGGCTGGAGCTCTAATTGGAAAGCTTCGTGCACTTGGTGACAAGGAAAACTTAGGTCCTTACGGTAAGCCTTCTCAGAAGATGATTGACTCTGTAAACCGAGATGTTTACGCTAAGGGATTGTCTGACGAAGATAGGGACGCGATTCTACAGGATCTAAACTCTCTGTCGAAGGGCGAGGTTTCTAGCATCATAAGTCAGCTTAAAGAGATGCCAAATGTTCTAGGCGGATTAGATAACTACATAAGTTCTCTTGTTGAAGCCGGAGATATAGAAGCACTTAAGCGTCTACGTTCAGACCCTCGTAATGAGAACTCCTTTACAAACCTAGATCAGTCTATTGCTGGTCTAGAGTCTGGAGACACTTCGGGATTGGACCAGGCAGCTTCATCAAACGAGCAGTCCGGCCCTCTTTACGATAAGGAAGAAGTTTCTGACTTATTGGATGAAATAGAAGCAGCAGAAGAGTCCAACGAGATTGGCAATACTTTCCTTCCAAAAGGCCTACTAAACGACTTTGATCCAGAAAGCGTCGGAGACGCAGCCGCTCTATACGACGAGCTAAATGACGCCATCCCTAATGTAGGTTCATCCGGCACGCTGGGAGCAAAACTAACAGAGATAGCTAAAAACCTACTAGAGAGTATCAAATCTAGACTCGGCACTATTGAGTTTGCAAAGCGTGACAGAGACGACCTAGGAAGTAGTTCTAAGTTCGATAAAGCAGTAGACGATCTAAATAATTTTGTTGACTACTACTACCCACTTAAGGCTAGTTCTGATATGGAGAACGATCCTGATGGCGGCAGCGTTGGAGATGTTAGAGGTGGTGGTTGGGAGGCCTCTGTCAGGTTTAACGAGGAGACTGGCAAGTGGGAAGCAAATATAACCTCACCCGGTCAGGTTTCTGAGAGCTATGGTCAAGAGTTTGATGATCAGGGGGACGCCGCTGACTATGCATCCGCTGAGCTATATAAGAACAACCGTGAGGCTCTAGACACTGCTACTAATGTGTTATCTGACGGTGGCATGGACTCTCTTATCAGCGAGTACGGCGATAATCCAGCTGAACTAGCTAATGTCCTAGAAGGTATTATTGAATGGCTTCAGGGCACAAAGCGAGGACAGGCCGAGGAAGTTGCTAGAGCTTTAAGTGAAGTTGTAGATAGACTTCGTGAAACCTCAACGCCAAACCCAAAAGCGTAGCCCCCAAAAAGGGGGCTGACGACAGCGTTGGCCTAGACCAAGGCGCTCCAAACGCCCAGGCCTTATATAAAACAGTTCGTGACCTAAAGCCAGGCGACTCTGTATACAAAATTAACTCCTATGAGATCGGCACTGTAAAAAGTAATACAGGACAAAAGGAGGGTGGTTCAATTGAGTACACAGACGGTACAAACCAACGTTACTCAAACCGCCAGATGGTTTCTCAGATTCAAGTTGTAGACCCAGATAATATTGCCCCTCGTGCCGACAAAACTGATATTGATTTCCCTGGGTACGGAACAGTTGCCCCTGGAAGTAGATCGCGAGATCTCGCTACACCACGTCAACTAGAGTACATCAAAGAGCGTCTAGATAGTGGAACACTTCCGATCAACTTGGAACAGGGAGCAAAGCGATTCTTAGAAACTGATGGGAGACAGCCATTAAAGTCGTACACTAGCGACCTTGTGGGTGCTCTAAAAAAGCATGAGGCTGGACTAAAAGAGCCAGGCCTCAACCAGAGCACTTCGACACTGGACAGAATTACTAGTCTTCTCAATAAGTACCGTGAGGCAGCACCTCCACTTAATTCTGGTAGAAACTTTGCTCCAGCAGTCTCTCCAGGCAGCGAAGGTTCTAAGGAAGCTCCGCAGAAGCTTTCCGAAGAAGAATTTGCCACTAAACAGTCGGAAATTTTAGAGACTAATAAGAACGTACTTCAATCTGTACTGTCTAACATTAAAGATCTTTTATCGCCGGGGAAATTCGCTTCTTGGCGTAGAACCTTTACTAGGGGCTCTGTACGGCCACTGCCGGTTAACCCTGTTAGTGACTCGTACTACCGTGGCTCTAACCTTATAGCTCTAGATAACGCTGCATCCGAAAACGGCTTCTCTGACCCTAGATGGATGACGTATTCTCAGATTACACAAATGGGTGGGTCTGTAAAGCCCGGCACTAAGGGCACAAAAATTCTAGTTCCGACTCTATTCGTCACTGAAGTGAACGGAAAAGTCAAAGAGCTGTACATATTTAAAGAAAAAACAGTATTTAACGGTGACCAGGTTGACGGTATCCGACCATACGATCTTGATGATAAAAAGTCTTATACCACTAAAGAAGCGGTTGAAAAACTACTGGATAGAATCCGTGAGGCCGCTGAGTTACGCAGCGGGAGTGCCCCAACAATGTTCGGTATACAGCTAGATAAAAATGATAATCCTAGGTGGATGCCAAACTACGGTGGTTCGATTGAAAACATTAGATTGCCTCTTAGGGCTAATTTTGAAAATGACGAGGCTTGGTTTCAGACACTGGCTCATGAGCTAATACATAGTACGGGAGCTAGAACCAGACTAAATCGTCAAGACGTTAAAGATAGTCTGGCTAAAGATAGTGATGCCAAGGGTAGAGAAGAAATCACCGCTGAGCTAGGATCTTTAATTCTTGCACGTATGTTTGGGGTAGGCGTTGATGAAAAAAACTCCGCTGCGTACATTAAAAGCTATCTTAAAAATAAAAACGTACCTGACAAAGAAATTGTTGACGCAACCCTCCGGGCTCAGTCGGCGGTGGACTACTTGCTAGGCAATGACGTTCTCCCTGTGTGGAACCCAGAGAGCACTAAAGTCGCCCCAACAGAGCAGTCACTTAGAATGGGTAGCCTGACTCCAGGCTCATCGAGTTTAAACCCAATCCCAGATCCAGACCTGCTTGATTTGCCGGCACCTGGACTAGACCAAGCAGCTAAAAAACCAGAGAGCACCGGGAAGTCTGTCAGTAAGAGCTCTGAAGCTAAACAAAAAGTTTTAGCTGCTTTATTGGACTCGCTGAAAGACGGAAAAACTCCTTGGCGTAAGCCGTTTACAGATGGAGCCAACTTTGCTGGTGCGTTTGTATCTAGAAACCCGGCGTCAAAACACATATACACCGGAATCAATGCAATGGTCTTAAAGTTCCATCAGCAACTTAACGGTTACGATGACCCACGTTGGATGACGTACAAACAGGCGGAAACGCTGGGAGGAAACGTTAGAAGAGGCGAAAAGGGCGTGCCAATTCTTAGACCCATTGCAAAGCCGCTAATAAAAGATAAAGACGATGAGATTATTGGCGGCGGCGGTGTGTTCTTTTCGACTGTATATGTATTCAATGTTAGTCAAATCGACGGGCTAAACCTGCCTAGTGCTAAGGACGAAGCTGGAGAACCAAAAACTCCACTAGAGGCTCAAGATTTTATATTAGAACGCTACGCAAAATCTATGGAGGCAAAAGGCCTAAAAGCTCCTGAGGTTGTATACACTTATGTTGGCGCATACGGCAACCACTCTCGCTCTTCATCGCCCAACTGGGCATCCGGAGCAGACTTAATTACTCTTCCTACTAAAGAGCAGTTTACTAGCCCAGAAGATATGTTTAACACCATCACGCACGAACTAGCTCACAGCACAGGGCACAAAGATCGTTTGGACAGGTCCGAGGAGATAAAGGGCTATGGCTCCGATAGTGCTGTAAGAGGTAGGGAAGAGCTGATTGCAGAAATATCAGCGGCAATTCTAGCTAGCATGTTTGGTGTAAACAGTGATGTTGACAACACCGCAGCGTATGTTAAAAGCTGGCTAGCTGCACTGAAGGATGACCCTGAAATGATTACCAAGGCATCCTCGGAAGCACAGAAAGTAGTAGACTATATCTTAGGTATAGATCTCGGAGACTGGAGCCCGGTAGAGGGTTACAGCAGTAAAGTAAGCAATAAAAAGGAAGAAGAGCCAAATGAGTAAAAAAGAAAAACCAGACACCCTAGGCGGATACACTGAAGATCAGCCGGAGTACTGGGTCTTAATGGCAAAAGTCATTGGTAATCCAGTTCCAGAATACGAAGACGACAGTGAATTTGTCGATGAAGACGGCGTAGTAATTAAGTAGTAACACCTACGACTAAATCAGCAATAAAAATACCGGGTAATATTGACCTAGGGTCTATAATATATAGGATTTGAATGAATAACCTAATTGGCCGCTCTGGCAGTTTAGCTCTATACGCTAACAACGAGCACGGAGTCATTATCGACTCTTCCATTGGTGCAGTAGTGGCGAGTGGCGCTGCCCCTGACGTCTATTTTATTCAAAAATGGGAGCCATCTACCGTAGAAGAATCTAAGTCAGAAACCTTGCTAGCCGAAAAAGCTCTTGGAGCACTGGAAGAGCGTTCTTTAGTTGCCGCTGGCGACAGAATGTACACCATACCCAAAACCGCTCAAGCGGAGGCTAAAAAAGCCCTCGAGTGGAGAAAAGAAGAGGGCAGAGGAGGCACTCCGGTAGGCTTAAACACCGCTCGTATTTTAGCTAAGGGCGGTCAAATTGGAATCCGAAAAGTTCGTCATATTGCAAAATACTTCCCTCGTCACGAAGTAGATAAAAAGGGCAAGGGTTGGAAGCCGGGGCAAGAGAATTATCCATCTAATGGGCGCATCGCTTGGGCTCTTTGGGGTGGAGATGCAGCGTGGAGTTGGGCTCGCAGTATTGTAGAGCGCGAGAATAAAAAGCCAGTTGCTGCTGGCGGGTACGATATCTCTAACCAACCTAATCAGACAACCTACGCAGAATCTAGCGAGGATATCAACCCATTTAAATATGCTAATGACCTTGACATGAACTATGGTCCAGAGTTTTTAGTTAGAGTCTGTTTAGACGGTTCCGGAATGGACCGACTATATATGGTAGATATTGACGGATCCATATACGTTTGGGACGACTCCAACTGGGACAACATGGGACATGTCGATGGAGACGTATGGTCCTATGACCGCATGTTGGATGACATATATGACGTCCAAGAAAAAACTCACATTATTATTGACCCTCAATCGGCACTAAAAATAGCAGCTCGGATGGCAGTAGACCCTGGCTGTAAAGTAACTATGTTTGATCTAGATCAAGATGAAGCTGCTTTGACTATGTCTGGTATTCAAGACGAAGACTGGGATTTTATTGATCAGGTGATACTTGCTGCCGGAACTGCCGACTCAACATCTGATGCAGACAAAGATGGAGACGGAATATTAGACTCTGACTTCTTGTCCGAGAAGGCAGAAAATCAGCCGCGTGATGCCCGCGGGAAGTTTGCGGCTGCAGGCTCTAGAGTTATTGTTGGTGGCGACGCCCAGCGGGGTGCTGGAACTATAACTAAAGTAGACAGTAAAACAGGCATGGTTTCTGTCAAGCTGGACAGCGGAAAATTTATAGATGTAGATGCTAAATATACCGAAGGCGAGAAGGGCTTCACCGGCCCTAGAGCTGTACCTAAAGCTTTAGCCCCCCTAAATATGTCCGGAATTATTGGTGAACCTAGGACTCCAATTAATATGCCTAAAGCGCACTTAAAGGGAACCCTACCTCCACTTTCTGGTAAAGACATTGACACCATGCTTAACAACTGGCCTAAATACATTTCAGATATGCGTAAGTCTTACAAGCCTATCGATGCAGCAGACAAAGCTAAAGTAAAGAAAACTTGGGGACTTAAAAAGTTTGCTGGAGAAAACTCTATTGTTGCCGCCGCTGAAGCTGAGAAAGATCTAACTCCAGCTACCTCGGATGTGACGCCTAAGTATTTAGCTATAGTTACGGAAGAAGATCCGCAGAATGTAGTGGACTTAGTCGCTCTTGTCCCAGCTAGCGCAACATCCACAGAGCCAATCGCTTACACAAGGAAAGGTGACAAATGGGAGCGCGACGATCAGACCATGGCTGACCTTCGCTCCTCAACTAAGCCTCCTGTCATAGAGCTAGACCAAGAAGCTGTAAATGACGTTTTGGTTCAAATGTCGGAAGACGACGCTACCCCAACAAAGACTGTAGAAGAGTTTTCTACTATAGACAGCATTGACTCAATACTCAATGCTTTTGTTGCTGCTGGCGGTTTAGATCGCAACCGTGGTAATGCAGAACAGCTACGCCGCTACTGGACTAGTGGCAAAGGTGCTGCCAAAATCCGTTGGGGTACTCCTGGCGACTGGACCCGATGCGTACGACAGCTGTCAAAGTATATGGGCCCGCGCGCTAAAGGCTATTGCCAGCTACGACACAAGGATGCAACTGGTGTATACACGGGGAGCAAGTTGAACCCGGGGAAAAAGAACTCTTTGCAGTCATCTATGTTTACATCTCTTGCTGACTTCGAGCAAAAAGTACTAGATCAAAGTATCCTAAGTGCTCGAGCTGGAGCTGCAAAAGAAAAATTTAACCTAACAGCTGGAGCTGCCCCTGAGATGATGTCAGGTGCTAAATTTAGCATCCCACTTTTGATTCCTGAAGAACTAGAGTCCGGCGACGGTAGAAAATTCAAGAAAGACTCTATAAGCATAAGAGAATTGCCTCTACCACTGCTTTGGCAAATCAAAACGGGAGATGGCCACGCCGGTTCTGTTGTAGTTGGTCGAATCGACTACATAGAGAGAACTAAAAATGGTCTAGGGAATGCCTACGGTGTTTTTGACATAGGGTCTTATGGAAAAGAAGCAGAGCGTCTAGTTAGAAACGGATTTTTAAGAGGGGTCTCAGCGGACCTAGATCAGTTTGAAGCCAAAGAAGATAAAAAACCCAAGACCGAAGGCGCCACTGAGCTTGAGGACGATGGCGAAATTGGCAAAGACAAACTCACAGTAAATAAGGCACGTGTAATGGCTGCTACAATTGTAGCTAAGCCTGCATTTCAGGAGTGCACTATATCTATTGACGAATCAGGCTACCAGGAGGAAGAATACATGCCTTTAACCGACGGTCTCTATGAAGAGACAATTGACTCTACCGTCGAGCCGCTAGTTGCTTCAGGGTTTCTTGATTCAGAGATTCCTGTAGTTCCGCCTCAGGGGTGGTTTGAAGACCCTAAGCTAACTAAGCCAACTCCACTAACCGTGGATGCAAATGGTCATGTCTACGGTCACATTGCTGCTTGGCACGTGAACCACATTGGCATGCCTCGCTCGACACGCCCGCCACGATCTCGTAGCAAGTACTCATACTTCCACACTGGAGTAGTTAAGACCGACACTGGTGCTGATGTTCCAGTAGGACAGCTTACTTTGGCAGGTGGTCACGCTGACTTACAGGCAAATGCATCCCAAGCTGCTAAGCATTACGACGACACCGCATCGGCTATTGCTGATGTTCACATGGGTGAGGACGAGTACGGTATCTGGTGTTCAGGGTCTTTAAGACCGGAAGCAACAGAGTCTCAGATTCGTGCACTGCGTGCTTCTGCTCCTTCAGGTGACTGGCGTCCAATTAACGGCTCTCTCGAGTTAGTTGCTGTATGTCAGGTTAATGTTCCAGGATTCCCTATTGCTCGTGCACTAGTTGCCTCCGGTAAAGTTATGGCTCTTGTAGCTGCAGGAGCTAGTTTCTTTGCAATTATGAAAAGCGAGCACGTAGAACACTTTGTGACTAGAGCCGAGCTGCTCTCTCAGTTAGCTGCGTCTACACCAGACCTAAAAGCTAGAGTTAAGAAAGCCAAAAAAGAAGCTAAAACTTATGCAATAACTGCTGCCGCTAACAAAGTGGAGAGCATGCGTGAGCGCGCTCTTATTGCATCAGCTGTAGCAGAGCTTTCAAAAATTAATAACGCTCAGAGGAAGTTTCTAGTGAACACTGGTAGAGCACTGCCAGACGGCTCTTATCCAATTAGAGGCAAGCAAGACCTTAACAACGCAATAATTGCATATAAAAGAGCTAATCCCGAAGACCGCAAGGAAGTTAGGGCTCACATTCGCAAGCGTGCTGAAGAATTAAGTCAAACTGACCTAATTCCAAAAAGCTGGAAAGCTACCGCGGCAACGGACACTGCCAGCTCTATTGATAAGATGCGCTCACTGATTGCGGCTGCCCGCTCTAGGGTGACCGAGTTTGCCGAAGGCGACGAGATTTCAGACTACGAGTTAGAAAAGCTTAAAGATTTAAAAACAGAGGCTGACAAGCAGACTGAAGAAGAGATTCAGAAAGCTGAAGACGTTAAGGCTGGTAAAAGTACAGTTACTGACAAGTTTGACGAAGATGGCCGCACTAAGTTTACTCCAAAAACACAGCCTCGCGACGCTAAAGGAAAGTACCGCAAGGTTTTAGCTAGATTAAAGCAGAATCTAGGTGTTGCAGGACTTCAGGACGCGCTTTTGAAAGTCCAAGAAGCAGAAAATCTAGAGTTTGCAGGAAACTACACCAAATCAGCAGCAGCTAGCTCTGACCTAATTGGACTGATTGACAGACTTGACACTAACGCTTTAAACCCGGAGGCACTAGAGAACGTTAGAGCTACTGCAGCAGAGTTAGGCAAGACTATTGCCAACCTACCCCTGCCTTTTGGCAAGGATGCATCAAAATTAAGGTTTAGCGATTTACCGTCTGGACTCAAGGACCTCATCGAGCAGATGATTACTCGAGTCGAGGCCAAAATTGGTAAAGAGGACTCAGACATTGCCACTAAAGGTCTAAAGTCCTATATGTCCGGAGCAGACGTATATTCCCAGGGTGAGGTTCAGTCTGAGATGAGCAAGCTACTCCGACTCCTCACCTAAAAAGTAAGGTAAAATTAGTGGTAGGTAGAGCGCCTCACGCTTCTTGCGAAGAGTCCCTCAACCTTGACTGTAATCACGGACGCTAAACTGACGTCCAAAACTAACTGGCCTAGGAGGTACAGTGTACGACCAAATTAAAACTCAGCTGGACACCATTGCTGAGCTTAGCGACGAACAAGTCGCGGAGCTTCAGGCAGATGTTGTCTCGCAGTTTGAAGTGGTTGAGGGTGAAGATCCAACTCCTGAGACAGTTGATGCTATGACGTCGCTAGCCGATTCTCTTGACATGATTCGTGGCGAGCTTTCTCGCCGTGAGTCAATGGCTTCAGAGCTTGCAGCCCAAGCCGCTGAGGCTGTTGCTCGTGTTAAGGGCCAAGCTGACGACGAAGGAGAGGAAATGGCTATGACCGAAGACGAGCCTATGGCGGAGGAAACTCCTATGGAGGAAACTCCAGAAATGCCGGAAGCCGAAGTCGAGGAAGACAAGGAAGAGGACAAGGAAGATGAGGATGAGGCAATGAAAGCTTCAGCTGAAATCTCCGAGGACGCTCCCGAGCTTACTACCGACGCTCCAGCCGAAGCATCAACCAATCAGGAAGACGGTTCAGAACTATCAACCGAAAACACAGGAGAAACTGCAGAGCTAGCAACCGAGGTTGCTGAAGGTTCTGAAGCTTCAACTGAAGAAATCATCGATTCATCAATCGCTCTTGTAGAAGAGCAGGAAGAGCAGGCCCCAGTGACCGCTTCAGCCGACCAGCCTTTCGAGGCCCCAGCTGACCGCCAGCCTGTTGTTCAGGTTACCGAAGTTCCAGTAGCAATTACTGCTGGTGCTGACATTCCTGGTTACACAGCTGGTAGCACAATCAACGACATGTACGAAGTAGCTCAGGCTATGGAAAAGCGAATCCACTCGCTTCGTCGTGTCAATGGAGGAGACGGAGAGCAGCACATCGTTGCATCCGTAACCACCTCGTTCCCAGAGGAGCGCATCCTCTCAACCGACGCAGAGTCTAACTCAGCTAAGATCAGTGCAGTATCTACTCAGAACGCACTTGTTGCTTCTGGTGGACACGGTGCACCGCTCGAGGTCAAGTATGACATCTACGAGCTCGGTTCTACCACCGTTCGCCCAGTTCGTGACTCCCTGCCACGTTTCCAGGCTGACCGTGGCGGTATCCGTTTCGTAACCCCGCCAAGCTTTGCTGCTGGCTCATACGCTGACGCTGTTGGTGTATGGACTGCTGCTGTAGATGCTGACCCACAGAGTGCTGTAAAGACCAGCCTCACTGTATCAGCTGCTACAGAGCTTACTGCTACAACTGACGCTGTAACCCTACAGCTACAGTTCGGTAACCTTATGACTCGCGCTTACCCAGAGTTGATTGCTCGTCACAACGAGCTAGCTCTAGTACAGCACGCACGTGAGGCCGAGCAGTACATCCTAGGAAAGATTGATGGCGGTTCTACTGCTGTTACTTCTGGAACCCTAATCGGTTTTGGTCGCGACTTCCTAGTTACAGTTCGCAAGGCAGCCGTTGCTTACCGTTCACGTCACCGTATTGCTCAGAGCACTCAGCTCAAAGCAATCATTCCTGACTGGGTATACGACGCAATGGCAGCTGACCTAGCTCTAAACATGCCTGGAGACGGTAACCTGTCTGTTGGTCGTGGAGAGATCGAGGGTTACCTTGCTCAGCTAAACGTATCGCTAGTTGCATCACCTGACATGACCGTTTACGGTGCTCAGGGCGCAGCTGCTCTACTAGAGTTCCCGGACCAGTTCGACTGGTACCTATTTGCCGAGGGAACATTCTTGTTCCTTGACGGTGGTTCTCTAGACCTAGGTATCATCCGCGATAGCTCACTTGTTGGCACCAACGACTACAAAATGTTCGTTGAGACCTTCGAGGGTGTTGCAAAAGTTGGTATTGAATCTCTACGCATTCGCCAGGCCGCTAACGTTAACGGTGTGGCCGCTGCTCTTCGCGACACCACTGGTGGCGCTGAAGCTGCTGCGATCGAGGTCTAAACCTAGTAGCAAATCTAGTTGCGGGGGAGGTCAGAAATGGCCTCCCCCAACACAGAAAACATAAGACTTAACTTTAAGGATTTTAGATGGCTTTCACAAAAACCGGTGTTGTAACAGCACCTAAAATTGTGCCTTCTGCATTCGGCCTACTCGCCGTAGTCAAGCCAGAGAACGCCCCCGGTGAAGACCAGTGGGTCAGAGGATTCTCTCAAGAGTACGAGACAGAACTATACTCTGCAACTAACTGGAACGACACAGACACTACTGATGGTGAAATTGTTGCAGCAGGCGTACCGACATACTTTACAGAAATTAAGCCTTGGTTTATTGAGGCTGAAGAATTGCGCTCTACTCTAGGCTTTCTTGGCATAGACCGTATAGAGCGAATCAAGCGTCAACTAGATGGTGTAACCCAGCATGCTATGGAGACAGAGCTTTGGGACGGAGCAGTCCGAAAAGGCGAAAACCACGCTAATAAAGCTCTTTCAAGTGCGTCTGCAACTATATTGAATGGTGGAACTGCACTTTCAACTCGTCGTGCACTTGCACTTCTTGAGTTCTCAATCGGTGCTGTATCAGATGGAGGCGAGCAGGGCGCTATTCACATAACCCGCGACGTCGCTGCACTGCTATCAAGCAGTAGCCAAATGCTTCTACACGAAAAAGAAAAAGACCACCTACAAACTTTGGGTGGCACTCCGGTAATTGTTGGTTCTGGTTATTCAGGTAACGGGCCTACAGGAGCTACAGGAGCTACGGCTACTGCAGATAATAAATGGATTTACGCCACAGGAACCGTCCGCACCTATGTGGGCGACATTGATGTCGTAAACGACAATCTAAGCCAAGCTTATGATGTGTCGGGAAATCAGAATGACATGCGTCTCAAAGCGATCCGCCCTGCGGCTGTTTACTTTGACACATCCATCCACCTCGCTGTTCGAGTCGATCTAACAGCCTAATAACAAACATAAGGAGAATAGCTAAATGGCTACTCAAGAATATGCTGCCAGCATCCAGGGTGTGTCAATCCGCGTCACTCGCCTAGATTCTGTCGGTAATTTACTAACTGGACCAGCAGACAGCTACACTACATCGGCTTTCATGCGTATTTCATTCACCCCTGAATATGAAGAGGGCGACGAGATCACTGAAAAGGGTGCAAATGGTGTTGTATGCGTAACATTCAAGGCTCCAGACACTCTAAAGAGAATTACAATGGAACTTGCTATTTGTGAGCCAGATCCAGAGCTTTCTGCTCTACTCTCTGGTGGACTACTACTTCGCAAGAACATAGGAAGCGCCGGAGACCCTAACCACAAGTCAATTGGTTGGGCTGCTCCTGGTGTTGGCGACGACCCTGCTGGCAACGGTGTTGCTATCGAGGCTTGGTCACACGCAGTTAAAGACGGAAAGCGCGCTGGCGTTCTTCCTTACTTCCACTGGATCTTCCCATATGCAAAGATGCGCCAGTCTGGCGACCGCGTTATTGAAAACGGTCTACTAGCCAACACCTTTGAAGGTTACGGTCTAGGAAACGCTTCATTCCAGGCAGGTATCGATGGCCGTTGGGAATTCCCAATTGCTGCTGAGCGTCCATACGCTTATGCACGTGCAGACTGGGCCCCAACTGGTCTAAACGGATTCTACAGCTGGAGCGACGGTGTCGGTCCTGTTGTATTCACTTCAGCTACAGCCAAGCAGCCAACAGCCATCACTATTGATACTGCAGCAGCTACAGTAACTGACAACAAGTCCACAATTACCTTCAGTGCTAGCCCTGGAATTGCAGCTGGTGATGAGCTATACGTTCAGAACCTAGGATCGCTATTCAACGGTACATGGACTGTATCAAATATCACCGGTAACTCTGTCAGCTACGAAAACTCACTGATTACTGCTGACGTAACTGCCACTGTTGGCTCTGGAGCTCGCGTAACTGTTGTTAACAGTGTAACTGAGACCTACCCAGCACCGACTGCAACCGGTACCAACGATATTGGTGTGGGTGACGACAGCTACAACGTTCCTGGAAACGTAGGATACAACGCAGACAATGCGATTGATAACATCCTTGCTTCAAACGAGAACTAAATAGTTTAAAGACGGGTGGTAGCTTGAGCATAATCGCTTAGGCTGCCACCCGTTAAACTTATCTAAGAGGTAAAGATGACTAACAATCTGTGGATTCAGCCCGAAGAGATGGGCGACTACTCTTACACCGAGTATACCGAAGAGGCTGCCCGGGTTGCGTCTTACCTACTCTGGGCAATGTCTGGTCGTAAGTATACCGGAGAGACAACTGTAACTGAGCGTTACACCTGTACTCTTCGTAATAATCGACTAGGGCCGTCCACTAAAACAAACTCTCCAGTTATTTTTGGCGGTGAAGTCTATAACATTCCTTCCGGCGATTATGACGAGTATTCCGAGCTTACTTCTGACGGAATGTCGCCGGACTCACGCATAAAGCTTCGCGGCCGTCCGGTTACAAAAATTCACGCTATTAGAAATAGACAGGGCAAAATAATCGACCCATCTAATTACTACTTAGTTGATCACTCAACAATCCACATTAAAGCTGGAACTCCTTGGACTCCTTGTAATACTGAAGTTACCTACTCTTACGGTACTCCAGTCCCAATTGCAGGAAAAATGGCTGCCCGTAAGTTAGCAATTGAGTTTGCCCGACTTTGGTCAGGGGATGATAGCTGCGAACTACCTCAGCGGGTGACCTCCGTGTCACGTCAGGGCGTTTCCTACACCATCCTAGATAACCAGGAGTTCATTGACGAACTTCGCACCGGTCTTTATGAAATTGACTTATTTTTAAAGGTTGCGAACCCTGACAACGCTAGACGTAAGTCAAAGGTTTTTTCTGTTGACACCCCTAGAGCGAGACGCTATACACCGAAAACCATTGTGCTTCCGGCTATCCCGGAATACGATGTAACTCTAATAAAAGGAGCGCCAGCTACCTGGTCATCTTTTGGGCTTTTAACCGATTTAAGTAATTTTTTCCCAGATAGCGGTTGGACCCCAGTTATTACTTTGAGAAGCTACTCCGGACTACGCTCTGTGGATCTAAAAGAGTCTGACTACGTCCTCGATGGCGGGGAGTCAACCCTGAGTTTTACAGTCCCCTATGACAAAGCACTTAGAGCCCTTGGCATGACTGACCCTGGCACTTGGGCCCTATACGCAACACAAACAGTGGACAGTGTCCCAAATATAATAGAACTTGCGTCTGGAAATCTTCAGATTAAGATGTACTCAAACGAATAGAAGAAAAAAACAATGGCACAGACGATGACTAACTTTACCGCGGCAGATATGCCTGGCGCAACCCCAGTTGCTAAAGCTCCTAAAGCTAAAGCTCCTAAGGTAGAAGCACCGGTAGTTGTAGAGGCTCCAGTAGTAGAGCTAGAAGTAATTGAAGAAGAGGTAGCTCCGGTAGCGGAGTAGCTTATGTATGAAATTGACGGCACAGGGGTCCTGGAGGATGCAACAAACCTCCGGGATATGATGGACGGTATTGTCGAGCGAGTCGAGACCGTATTTCAGTCATATAACGTCAATCTCCCACAACGTCGATATTGGACTATTGGTCAACCGGCTATAGATTGCGAACAAGTTGTAGTTTCATTTATTCAGATGTATCTAGGCTCCCCTGGAGATGAAGCTAGCTCGCCGCAGCGTTGTAATGTCCCTAGAAGCGCTGTTGTAACTATATCTATAGCTAGATCAGTCCCAATCGTTGGGCCCAATGGGAGGCCACCTGCTCCAGAAAAAATACAACAAGCATCTGCTGTCTCCGCTATTGATGCTTGGGTGCTTATGGATGCCATAAAGCTTTTTGATATGTGGGACGGCAGCGGCTACGGGGTAGGGGTTATTGCTACTGTAGACATCACCCCGCCTGAAGGCGGGTTTCAGACAGTTAATATGAATCTAACTTTAGCGGTACCATAAAATGCCACTAGGTGGTTTTATACCCGATAGTCCTTGGATATACTATGCTCAGAAATTCACTAAGCATGTAGGTAAGTACGGCAGAGGGGCCGTAGGCTCCCCTGGGACAAAATTTACTTTTGCAGTAAAAAACGTAACGATATACAAAGCAGCTCTTCATAGAGAGCTAAACACTAATTCGGGCGGATTGTGGCGAGTCTTAGAGAGACGGGGAAATAAAGCCGTAAAAGGTGCTAAACGGATGGCCGGAGTAAAAACCGGTCGTCTTAGGGCTTCTATTCATATGCGACACCTGGGCAACTCTACCGGTCAATACCTTTGGATAGGGTCCAAGGTTAATTATGCATACATGCACCATCAGGGGACTCGGCCTCACTTGATAGCTCCTAGAGCCGGAGTAAAAGCTCTTCGCTTTTTTAGTAAGGGCAGACTTATAATTACCCCCGGCCCGGTAATGCATCCGGGCACTAAACCAAACCCATACCTTTCAGCCCAGCTGCGGCACTTTGCACTCAGATAAGCCTACAAACAATAGGGTAAAATAGTAACGGTAAGTTATGTTACTTACAAATGACTAACGAAAAAAAGAAAGAAGATACTAAATGGCAAAATTTAAAGATTTTGGAGTAGGACAAGCTCCAGAAAATACAGAAGCTATCTCATTCAAGTTGTATGAAGAAGAGTTTTTTTGTGTGCCAAACATGCAGGGTAGAGTGATGCTCTCTTTGGTTAAAGATTCGGCTAGCGACAACCCAGCGGTGGCTGCAGAAACTATTGACAACTTTTTTAATCAGGTACTGATTGACGAAAGTTTAGAGAGATTCAACGCTCTAACCACAGACAAAGACAAGATTGTAACAACCGAAACTCTAGGAGAGATTGTTGGTTGGCTACTAGAGGAGTACTCTGGACGCCCGGAAGCGCAGCCAGAGGTCTCCTAACCTGGGCGATTGATCTCTGGCCGTATGTAAATGGAAAAGCTCTCTTTAATGGCCTCAGGTTACAAGATATGGATGCATCTGAAATGATGGATGTTATTCATTTTATTTTTGAGGATGACATGAGATACTCCACTGCTGAAGAGGTCCAGGCTCAAAGCAAGTTTAGAACTGACTTCTATCTACTATATGGAAAACAGTACAAGTACGGGTCTGGTAGCAGCTCCTCTACAACTTACGGTGGAAGAACTTATGTTCCAGCCGGTGGTGTAGACGAGTTTGATCCAAGCCCGGTTGATGCGCGTAAGCCCTACATAGCACCAACAAGTTTTAACCCAGAATCAACTAATCCATTTGGATCAGGTCTAGACGCACCACTCGGATAAGGTAAAGAGGTGACACAGTGGCAGTAGTAGGCGAAGCGCATATACTCGTTCGCGCTATTACCACTGGAGTCAACCGAGATATTCAACGAGCATTTAAGGGTCTCTCTGGCGAAGGAGGTTCTGCTCGTAGAAGTGGTGAAAGCCTGGGTAGATCCTTCTCTAGAGGATTCAATTCAAACGTAAACGGAAACATCTTTTCTAGAATCACCGAGGGACTTAACAACATGGCTCCCGCCGCCGCGGGCGCTAGAAAAAGATTCCAGTCTCTAGTTCGCACTGGATACACTCTAGGTACCGCGGTTTCAATAATAATAGGTGGAATCGCGTCCCTAGCTAGCGGCCTTCTGTCGCTAGTGGGAGCCGCTGGTGCTGCAGCCGTATCGGTTGTTGGTCTTGTTGGTGCATTCGTAAGCCTTCGAATAGGACTGTCCGCAGCCTCGTTTGCCATG